CGGAACGGCGCTACGCCTCGGATGGCGGTCTCTCTCGACGCGGCCGTGAAGCCGGAGAACTTCGAGCGCTTCGTCGACAGCATGGAGTCCAAGCACAGCGGCGTCACGAACGCCTACCGGACCATGTACCTCGCGGGTGGCGCCGACGTCACGCCGTTGACGGCGAACCTCAAGGATCTGGACTACACGAGCGTCCAGGGCCATGGGGAGACGCGCCTCGCCGCTGCGGCCGGGGTGCCGGCCGTCATCGTCGGCTTCAGCGAGGGGCTCGCGGGTTCGGCCCTGAACGCCGGGAACTACTCCAGCAGTCGGCGGCGGTTCGCGGACGGGACGCTCCGGCCGCTGTGGCGGAACGCCGCGGGCAGCCTGGCGAATCTGTTGAACGTCCCGGCCGGCGCGGAGCTCTGGTACGACGACCGCGACATCAGCTTCCTACGCGAGGACCGGGACGCGGTCGCGAAGATCCAATCCGAGCAGGCGATGACGATCCGGCAGCTCGTCGACGCGGGCTATGACCCGGTGTCGGTGATCGCCGCAGTGAACGCCGAGGACTGGTCGCTGCTTAAGCACACCGGCCTGTACTCCGTGCAGCTCCAGAAGCCCGGCGAGCCCGGCGAGCCGCAAGGAGCCGCGGCGCCTGCCGCCGGCCAGCAAGACCAGCAGGCGGCCCCGGGAGGGCAGTGATGGCCTCGGACCTGAAGTACGGCAAAGGCTCGGCGCTCTGGGACTACTGGACGAAGGGCAAGGGTGCCGCGAAGTGGATCGGGGCGGTGCACAAGTGGACGATGCTGCATGGCCTGCTGGTCGCTGCGGGCGTTCCCGCGTCCGAGGCGGACGGGCTGACCACCAACATCATCGAGGCCGTCTTCCCCGGCTACATGGCGCAGGCGCACAAGAAGGGCCATAGGAGCATGACGACCAGCTACTTCACGCGGTCGTTCCCGTTGGACGACATCAGGGTCCGGTCCGGCGGCGACGGCCGCACGGTCGAGGCGTACGCCTCGGTTTTCGACACCCCGACGGAGATCCGAGACCGGGACGGCCACTACTACGAGGTGATCAGCCGCAGCGCGTTCGACAAGACGATCGCGGAGCGCGGCACCCGCTTCGGCGTGTTCTTCAACCACGGGCTGACCCTTCACGGCACGCCGAGCGAGCGGCACTCGATGCCGATCGGCACGCCGCTGGAGGTCCGTGCCGACGGCCGGGGCGTGCTGACCGTGACCCGCTACAACAAGACGCCTCTCGCCGACGAGGTGCTGGAGGCGATCAACTCCGGCGCGATCACCGGCCAGTCCTTTTCCGGCCGGATGATCCAGTCGAACCCGCGGCGTGGCCCGTTCCGGCCCCGGAACGGCGAGCTGCCGACCGTGACCCGCACCGAGATCGCGATGCGGGAGTACGGGCCCACCCCGATGCCGGCGTACGAGGACGCGGCGATCGTCGGTGTCCGGGCGGCGCTGGCCCACCGGTTCGACGACCTATCCGACGAGCAGCTCGCCGAGCTGCTGCGCATGCTTGACCCCATCACCCCGGACGGGGCCGGTGGGGAGCCCGGCACCCCCGAGCAGGGGGCCGTCGCGGCGGAGCCGGAGCCCGAGCAGGGCCACCACTCAGGGCCGCATCTGGTCCGTGCACAAGCACGGGCGCGACTCCTGAAGATGGGAATCCTGCTATGAACGAGAAGGAGATGCGGGCGAGGCTCGCCGCGATCGACGAGCGGATGCCGCAGTTCCGCAGCGAGCTGCTGGAGCTCGCCGACAACGACATGGACGAGGACGGCGCGGCCCGGTTCGAGGAGCTGGAGGCCGAGTACAAGGCACTGGAGGAGGAGCGCGGCCCGCTGGCTGAGCGTCTCGCCCGGCTCGACGCGATCCGCGAGGTCCATAACCGGGCTCAGGTGGACGGTCGCGGTATCGAGCGCGGCGCCGGTCCGGCGTTCGTGCCGAGCGAGCGACGCGACCCGTACGCCGACCTGGACCAGGTCCGCGGCGGCATGGTCGCCGCGCCGGACCTGCGTGCCCGCGCGATGACCGCGATCGAGGACGCCCCCGAGTTCGTCACCGACGACCAGCGGGAGGCCGCGACCCGGCTCGTGTCGAAGCAGAACGACCGACACGGCCGGATCGCCCGGCACATGCTGCTCACCGGTTCGGACGCCTACCTGCGTGCCTTCGAGAAGATCCTCGGCGGCATGCAGCCCTACCAGCTCGACGAGGACGAGGTCGACGCCCTGCGCGTCGCCGAGTCCCACCGGGCCGCGATGGCCGAGGGCACGAACAGCACCGGCGGCTACCTGGTGCCGTTCCACCTCGACCCGACCGTGATCCTCACGAACGCCGGCTCGACGAACCCGTTCCGGCAGATCTCCCGCCGAGTCGCCATCACCACCAACGTGTGGCACGGCGTCAGCTCGGCCGGGGTGACCGCCGAGTGGGTCGGTGAAGCCACCGAGGCCGCGGACGCGTCCCCGAGCTTCGCTCAGCCGTCGGTGACGGTGCGCCGCGCGGACGCCTACCTGCAGGCGTCGTTCGAGGTGACGCAGGACACCGGCGTCGCGGCCGACGTCGCGATGCTGCTGGCGGACGCCCGCGACAACCTGGAGGCCGCCGCGTTCGCGGTCGGTACAGGTTCCTCGAACCAGCCGAAGGGCATCGTCACGGCGGTCGCCGCGGTGTCGGGGTCGGTCGTGACCGACACCCACGCCAGCACGGCGCAGTTCCTCGTCGACGACGTCTACAACGTGCGTGCGGCGCTGCCGGCCCGGCACCGCCCGAACGCCTCGTGGGTCGCGAACGACGCGATTCAGCTGAAGATCCGGCAGTTCGCCAGCGGTACCGGCCCGCAGCACGCGTTCTGGGCGGACCTGGGCATGGACACTCCGCCCCAGCTGCTCGGCAAGCCGATCTACGAGTCGTCCGCGATGGACTCCACGATCGCGGACGGGAAGAACATTCTGCTCGTCGGGGACTTCTCCAGGTTCCTGATCGTGGACCGGATCGGCATGACCGTCCAGTACGACCCGCTGGTCCGCAAGACCACCAACGGCCGCCCGAGCGGCGAGGTCGGCTGGTACGCGACTTGGCGCGTCGGCTCGGACTGCCTGGACCCGAACGCGTTCCGGCTGCTCCAGATCGTCGTCAGCAGCTGACCCACCTGGACCGAGGGGCGGCGTTCTGGCGAGGGGGCGCCGCCCCTCAACCACGACCTGGAAAGGGGCGCGTGATGCTGCGCGCGACACAGACGATTTTCATCGGGGCTGACGACGGCGAGCGGACGATCCACTGTGGTGACCTGTTCGCCGACGACGACCCGATCGTGGAGGGCCGCGAGCGCCTGTTCGAGCCCGTTGAGGTCGAACCGGCCGAGGGCAAGCCGGCGCGGGCGCGCAAGCGGCCGACGGCGAAGAAGGCCACGGGTCAGTGACCACCCCGGACCCGTTCATCACGGTCGACGAGCTGAAGACCCACCTGAACAAGACCGGCTCGGCAGATGACGCGGAGCTGGCCGGGTTCGTGTCGGCGGCGTGCGCGGCGATCACCGAGCGGGTCGGGCACGTATCGACCGTGTCGGTCACATCCGACGTCGAGGTGTCCCGCCGTCTGGCGATCCTGCCGGAGCGGCCGGTCGTGTCGGTGGAGTCCGTCACGGCGCTGCCCAGCGGCCAGGCGCTGGAGGAGACCGACGAGACGAACCGCGTATACGGGTGGACGCTGCGGCCCGGCGGGACGCTCGGCATCGCCACGCGTGGCGTGTGCCGGGTCCAGGTGGTTTACACGGCCGGCCGTGACCCGCTGCCCGGCAACATCCGCCTCGCCGCGCTGGAGCTCGGCGCGCACCTGTGGCGGCAGTCGCAACTGAACAGCGGTGGCGGGCGCCCGCCGATCATCGGCGACGACACCGCCATCATGCCGGGCCTGGCCTACGCGCTGCCGATCCGCGTCCGCGAGCTCCTGGGCCTCGGCAAGAACCCGCGCGACGAGATCCTGGTCGGCTGATGACCACGGCGACGGCGTCGACGATCCCGGCGTGCCTCGACGCGCTCGTCCAGGCGGCGCGTGCCGCCTTGTCGGGCGTGCAGGTCCTCGACGGGCAGCCGGCCGAGGAGCTCCAGCCGGACGTCGTGATGATCGGGTTCACGGGGCAGCCGGGCGAGGCCGCGGTCACCTCGACGCTGACCCGCGAGGTGTACGCGCGCTCGCCGGACCGGGAGCAGTACGACATCGCCTGCCTGGCGTCGTCGTGGCGGGGCAACACCGATCCGAAAGTCGTCCGGGACCGGGCGTTCGAGCTCCTCGACGCGGTCGCCGGGGCACTGGCCGACGACCAGACGCTGGGCGGGGCGGTGCTGCGGGCGCGGCTGTCGGCGGAGGCGGTCGTGCCGGAGCAGACCACCGACGGCGCAACGTGCACGGTGGCGTTCACGGTCCACGTGGATGCGTTCACCCGATGAGCATTGA